CCAAGCGAAATGCATCATAAAATATTAACTAATAGAAGTAATAAAACTAGGTTTTCTTTAGCTTTTAATTTTATACCTATTGGAAACATTAATAACGAAAATTCTGATTCTTTTTTAAAAATATGAGTGCTCTTAGATATTGGATTTGGCCACCACAATTTACAAGTAAAGAAATTAAAACTTACAACAAATTTATAGATTATAATTATTCTAAACTAGAACCAAAAGATGGCGCAGCAAGTAATAGTAATGGTGATAGATTAAAACAAGAAAGAAATACTAAATTAATAGAATGGCGTAAAATAAAACCATATTTTAAAAAAGTCTATGGTTTTGCAGAAGAAGTAATTACTCACGAATTTGGTTATTTAATACATAAGATATCAGACGAAAGACTTATTAATTTTGCGACTTATACATCTAAAGAAAAAGATTACTATAATTGGCATGTAGATAGAAGTCCAGAAGGTAAAAATTTTGATATTAAAGGTACTTTACTTATTAATATGTCTGATACATCTTACGAAGGTGGACAATTAAGATTATTTCATCAAGGGCCAGAAGTAATAGAAGATTTTAAAAAGCCAGGTTCTATGATATTATTTGATGGCTTTATGAGTCACGAAGTAATGCCAGTTTTAAAAGGTACAAGAAAAACAATAGCCATATTTATTACAGGACCAAAATGGAGATAAAAGATATAACAGTAGATTTTATAATATCAAAAGTAAAAAATCATAAAAAACATAAAAAAATATTATTAGATTTAATTGAAGAAATGCCTTTTAGTCAATCTCAACAAAATAGTAGATCAGATTGGTTATTACCAATGGAACAAGAAAGAAAGTATTTAGATTATTTTTATAGACATGTAATAGACGAAACTATGGATAGAATGCAAGATTACTTTAAAGCAAATCAATGGAATATTGCCAATTCTTGGTATCAACAATATTGGGATGGAGCACACCATGTATTCCATAACCACGAAAAATGTAATTGGGCTAATGTCTACTTTTTAGAATTACCTAGTTCTAAAGATGTAACTCAGATAAAAATAAGAGATAAGTTATTAGATTATAAAGCAAAAGAAGGAGATGTAATTACTTTTCCAGCACATATTCTACATAGTGCGCCATCTGTAAATAAAAAAAGAAAAACAGTTATAGCTTTCAATTCTAATTTCTCTTATTATTAAACTTTATTTATCCTATTTTTTTGTTATTATTGGTATATAATATATATTATGCCTTTAACACAATTGAATTTTTTACCTGGAATTGATACTGAAAACACCGAAACAGGTGCAGAAGGTAGATGGTCTAACTGCGATAAAGTTAGATTTAGAAAAGGTTTACCACAAAAAATTGGTGGTTGGCAAAAATTTAGTCAAGATTATTATGTAGGAGTAGGTCGTTCTTTACATCAATGGTTAGATAATTCTGGTACTAGGTACGAAGGTTTAGGTACAGATAGAAAAGTCTATGTATATAGATCAGGAGATAATGCTGATATAACTCCTATTAGACAATCAAATACTCTAACTAATGTATTTAATACTTCTACTGGAAGTTCAAATGTTACTGTAAATCATTCAACTCATAATGCTCAATTAGGGGATTTTATAACAATATCTAACGTAGCACCGACAAGTATTGGTGGAATTTCTAATTCAAGTTTAGATGCTCAATATGAAATTATAGAGATTACAAATGCAGATGCATACATAATTTCTTCTAACGCTACTGCAGCATCCAATGTAACTACTACAGGTAATTGCGATATAGAATATCAAATATCTACTGGTCCGGATAAACAAACTTTTGGTTTTGGTTGGAGCACTGGTACTTGGAATCTTAGTACATGGTCAACTCCTAGGTCTACATCTAATGTTACTATTGATTTAAGACAATGGTCTATGAACAATTGGGGAGAAGATTTAATATTTACAGAAAGAGATGGAAAAACTTTTTTATGGAATACATCAGACGGATTGACTAACAATCCAGCGACAGCAATTGCAAATGCACCGACCGCTAGTACATTGTCTGTTGTATCTACTGAAACAAGGCATTTAATTTGTATGGGCACTGAATCATCTATTGGTAATCCAGCTACACAAGATAAAATGTTTATAAGATTTAGTGATCAAGAAAATTTTGACGATTTTACACCTACAACTACAAACTCAGCAGGCTCACAAAGAATTGCAGGTGGAAGTGAAATAAGATGTGCATTGCCTGCTAAAGGTACAATACTTATATGGACAGATACTACTATGCATTCGATGTCTTTTATCGGTCCGCCTTTTATATTTGGTTTTAGACAATTAGGTAATGACTGTGGATCTGTTGGTTTAAACAGTGCAATTGTAGTTGATGATGTTGCATACTGGATGTCCGATGGTCAATTCTTTAGATATGCTGGTGCAGTACAAGAGATACCATGTAGTGTTTTAAATTACGTTTTTGACGATATAAATAAAACACAATACGCTCAAGTATATGCAGGACAGACTTCTAATTTTTCAGAGATTATATGGTACTATTGTTCTAGCAACTCGGATCAAATAGATAGATATGTTATTTTTAATTACTTAGAAAATACTTGGTATTTTGGCAATTTACCTAGAAGTACATATCAAGATAACGGTGTAGAGCTTAATCCTTTAGCAACTGAATATTTAGCTAATTCTACAGCTAACACATATGTACAAATAAATGGTTTAACAAAAGGTAGAAGTTTAATATATAGACATGAGGAAGGAGTTGATGCTGATGGTACTGCTTTGTCAGCATTTATACAATCTGGAGATGGAGATTTAGCTGATGGTGAAACATTTAGTTTTATCAATAAAGTAATTCCAGATTTTCAAAATATGCAAGGTAACGCTATAATAACTTTACAAGCAAGAGATTATCCTAATGATACTAGAACTACTGGAGAAGCTGTAACAGTAAATAATGCAACAAGATTTTACAATACTAGAATTAGAGGAAGACAATCTAGTTTAAAGATAGAAAATACTGGAATTGGAGATAGTTGGAGATTTGGTACAATAAGAGTAAATATAAGACCCGATGGAAAAAGATAAATATAAAATAAGAAAAGCGAGAATAGATGACGCTGTTCGTATCAGAGAACTACTTAAAACGTGGTTAGTAGAGGCGCCATTTAACTTTGGAAATACTAATAACAAGAAAGCCTTAGAAAATATAGTATTTTACATTAAGAATAGTTTTGTTATAGTAGTAGAATATGAAAATATTATTGTTGGTACATTAGCTGCAACAGTAGATGAAACGTGGTATAGTGATAAAAAGTTTATGCGAACTTTATGGTTACATGTACATCCACAACATCGAAATTTCAGTATATTTAGATCAATAATGGTAGTTTTTAAAGAATACGCACTAGCAAGTAAAGTAACTGCTATATGCGAAATATTTCAAGGAAAAGATGTTGAAAGAAAAAATAATGTCTTTTCTAAATTAGGATTTAAAAATATTGGAGGAACATTTATAATCAATGGGTAGTATTTTCAAACCATCAACGACAGTAGTACAAGCGCCAAGTCAACAAACAGTTACTTCGCAAATACCAGAGTATTTTAAAGAAATTCAAGAACGAACTTTAAGAACTGCGGAAAATGTTTTTACACAACCTTATGTTGGTTATCAAGGTCAACGTATAGCTCAACTGTCTCCACAAGAGCAACAAGTTGCAAATGTATTTAGTAATCAAATTTTACCACAAGCAGGTCAATTAGCACAAATAGGTGCTCAAACTTTCGATACTGCAACTGCACAACAGTATATGAATCCATTTACTAACAATGTTATTCAATCAACTATATCTGATTTAGGAGAAGCATATGCAATGGGCGATAGAGCTTTATCTGCAAGAGCAGTTGGAGCAGGTGCATTCGGTGGAACTAGAGAAGGTGTTGAAAGAGCTATTTCAAGAGAAAGATTTCAAGATCAAGTTGCAGATACATCTGGAAGATTACGTCAAGCAGGATTTGAATCAGGCGCACAAAGATTTGCTGCAGATAGAGCAGCGCAATTAGGTGCAGCTCAAGCACAATTATCTGGACTTGCTGGTGCTGCAGCGGGATTAGGCCAAGCTGGAAGTTTATCTAGAGGTATAGAACAAGCTGGTTTAACAGAAGCATATAGAGATTTTATTGAAGCAAGAGAATATCCAGCGGGTCAAGTAAGACAAATGATTGGTGCTTTAGCAGGTGCTCCAATAAGAACTTACGGAGAAGAAAGATCAGCAATGATAGGTACACCAGTTGGTGCTCCTAGTCCATTTGCTCAAATAGTTGGAGCAGGTCAAGCACTCGGTGGATTTATGTAATGGCTAATATAGATAAATTAAATAAAGAAGAATTAAATGCTTTAGGTGAAAAATATTTTGCATCGGAATCATTACAAATGCGATATCCGAAAGTAACAGACTATCAAGAATTTGTTGCAACACAATTTGAAAATCAAAAAAAAATGGATGCAGACAAAAAAGAGATAGAAGTTACTGGAAAAGCTTTAGAAAAAGAAATGGATAGTGCTGTTGAGTTAGCTAACATAGATACTACTGGTGATGATAAAAACGAAAAAGGTAAAAAATTTGAAAATTTTAAAGAAAATGTAGGTAAAGCTTTTAAAGGTTTTTTTGATGGAGCAGAAAAAAGATTAGAAACAGTATATGATGATAGAGAAAAAAGAGCTTTATTTTTAAGTGGTCTAAATACTTTTATAGAAGCATCTCAATATACACCAATTACACAAGCTTCAAGTCCTTTAGGTAAAATAGCAAAAGGTCAAAAAAAAGGATTTTTAGAATCAGAGGCAATTAGTTCTAAAAGAAAAAAATCAGAGATAGATTTAATCAAGGCACAAGCATCATTAGTTAAAGCACAAAAAGGAGAACCACCTAGAATTAGAGGTACTCAAGACGAAGCAATTTTAAAAAATTATACACCTTATATAGATAAATATGCTAGCGATAGAAATAAATTTGATGCTTTAGATACAAGATACCTTGAAGCATTTAAAATGATAGCTGAAGGTAAAAAAATTCCTACTGGTACTCTAGAAGCTTTTTTATTTCCAATAGAAAAAGTATTAGCTGGTACAGAAATAGGAAATAAGTTAAATAAATTTTATACTGATGGTAAATTAAATAAAAAATTAATAGACGAAGATAATGTTGCTTTCAAAGAAATTTTAAATTCTGCTAGTAAACAAGCGATTGTATCTCAAGTAAAAGATTTATATCCAGCATCTGATAAAGACATTCAAGTATTATTACAAGGTCTTGGTGATGTTGCAACTACACCAGAAGCTCTTATTAAATTAATCTCAGCTCAAAAAGCAGCATCAGAAGCATATAAAATAGAAGGTAATATTGCAAAACAATTAGCTTTCCCGGGAGAAGGTAAGCAAGGAGATATTAATTTTGCTATTAATGCTAAAGAAATTTCAATGGCAAAAATTGCTGAACAATATAATGATCAAGTATCAGATGAATTATTAGTAGAACTCTATGGAAGCAATGATAGAAGTAGTCCATTTAGAGTTGCTCAAGCTTATTTCTATTCTACTTTAAAACCACAAATCCAAGAGGGAACTAAAACTAATTTTGAAATTTTTCAAGAAACAACAGAATCAGAAATAAAGAATGAACAACAACTTTTAGAAGATCAACAGAAAAAGTTTATGACTGGTCAATCATAGGTAAAATGTCTTATGGAATTAAATGCAAATCAAACTGCTATCTATGAAAACATACAAAGTAAATATCCTAAAGTAGATAAAGCAACTATTATTGAATATCTATCTGGTAATATGGATAGTGATGCTTTTCTTAAATTAGCTAAACCTGAAGATACAACAGATCAAACAAAATTTTTAGAGAGTAGTGGTTATGATGTTAATTTGATGAAAACCTCTATTGAAAAAATTAAAAGGGATATTGAATCAGACGAAAAAAATAGTGAATTTGATTTAGAAGGTGCTTTTAACGAGTACAAACCTTCAAATAAATTATTATTCCAAGCTAATGGTATAAGAACAGATCAAGATTTATCAAACAGTATTAGAGGTGCTTTAAGTTTAAGTTCAAATAACCTTAGTGATTTAGTTAATAATACAAGACAATTAATATTATCTGATTTAACAGAACAGTATGGTGAAGAAAAAGTTAAAAAATTTTCTAAAAAAGTGGAAGTAAGAAATCAAGATATAAATTTTCGAGGTTATAAAACTCAAGGCTTAATTTATAAAATACCTAAAGAGTTAGGTGGTGATGGTAAATTTTATGCAGCTAATAAACCTGGTTTAGATACTGGAGATTTTTTTGCTGTATCAGGTGATTTATTACCAATATCAATGGCGATTGCTGGTGGTACTTTTGGAAGTGCTGCAGGACCTGCTGGAACAGTTGCTGGATCAGCTGGTGCAAGTTATATTGGAGAAATTGCTAGATTATATCTAGGAAGAAAATTACATAACTTTAATCCAGATATGGACGATGATGAATTTTTTAAATTTGCTAATGCTTCAGCAGCTAAATACGCAGCAATTGATGCTGCAGCAACAGCAGCTTTTTTACCACTAGCTGCTGCAGTAAAAACAATTGTATTAACAACTCCTAAAGATAAACTTTCTAAAGATACCATTAAGAAGTTTTTAGATTCAGGTGGAATGGATAAAGCTATAAAAGAACCACTTGATAAAGCAAGAAAAGATATTATGGAATTAGGAGTTGAAGCAAAATCTGTTGATAATTACCTTGCAGTAGAAGTTGCTAAAGCATTACCTAGATCAGGTATTATTGAAAAAGGTACTAAAGCAGATAAAGCGTTTGCAAACCAATTAGCAAAAGCAGAAAATGCTGGTAATGTAAAAAAAGTCGAATCTGAAATAATGAAAAAACTTACTGGTCTAAATGAATTAGATAATGTAAGTGCAGATAAAGCGATTAGATTAATTGAAGCTGATGCAAAACAAATTAGAAATCTTGAATTAGCTAATGTTTCTGATGATGCTGCAGAAGCATTTAAAAATATACAAAAAACAAAAAATAGTATTTACAAAACAGATGTTGATAAATTAATGGATGAAATTAATATAGATTTTGCAGGAGCAACAAAAAATATAGAAACAAGATTAGGAGTGTTATCAAATCAAATAGATAATTTTGCTTTAACAAACAAAATAAGATTAGCACCAATGAATTTAGATACAATTAAAACTGCTGATAAATTACTTAAATCATTCTCAAGAAAAAAAGTTAAAAAATTAAGCGAAAAACAGTTTGCTAAATTATCACCAGAAGCACAAAACAAATATATAAATAGCATAAATGTACAAAATTTATTTGATACTTTAGGTGCTGAAGTAAATGTTTTTGCAACAAAAGGTAAACTTAATACCATTACTAAAGGATTAAAATCTTTAAAACAAACAGATGTATCTTTAAAAGATGCGGTACAATTAAGAACTCTAGTTAAAACAATTGATGAAACAGCACCAGATGGACCTTTAAAAAATGTTGCACGACAACTTAAAGGTGAATTAAACACAATTATAGATGACGCATTAAGTGCTGATGCTAAAACTGCAGCTAAAGTAATCGAATTTGATGATTTATTAAATGCAAAAAGACAATCTTTTTTTCAAGATTTTGCACAAAATTTTGGATATGGTACAAGTAAAAGAGTTAAAGGTGCATTACAATATGAAGGTCCAAATATATTCAATAAATTTATTGCACCAGGTCCAGAGGGTTTAAAAAATTCAGCTATATTAGGTACACTCATAAATAATAGAAAAGTTTTTAATGCACCGTCTAAAAATAGAATTAAAGCAGCATTATACGAAAAATATTTATCTGAAGTTGCGCCACAAGAAATTGGTAAAAAAGGTAGAATGGAATTTACTAAATTTAAAGATACATTTGGAAAACAATACGAAAATATTTTAGGTAAAAAAGATTATAAAGAATTTTTTAAAAATCCACAAAGTGTAATCAATGAATATGATAAAATAATTAAAAATACAGCTGACGTACAAACAACAATTTCTAAAGCTCTACCTGGTATAGATGTTAATGTGTTAGATGCAGGTGCACCTGGTACAATTGTAAATTCTATTTTAAAATTAGGTAATAAAGCAGACATAAAAGAGTTGGTTAAAAATCTAAATAAACAATCACCTGATATGTTAACTAATGTAAGACAAGTATTTTTAAATACTATGTTAAAAAGTACAAGAACACAAAATGCAGATTTAGGTGTAAATGTTACAGGTTTAAATGGAGAAGCTTTAAATATTTTTTTAAATCAAAACAGAGGAGCTATTACACAATTATTTGATCAAAAATTTTTCGATGTACATAGATCATTAGCAAATGCTTTAGAAGTTATTCAAAGTCCGCAAGGTATGAAAGGTATAGATAGTCCTGGTCTAACAGGTGCTGCAAACAAAGCAGGTCTTTTTGTAGATATATTTGCTGGTCCTCTTAACCATAAAAGATTAGTTATAAACAGAATAGCAAGAATTTATGATGGTTTCGATTTAGGTGGTGATAGTTTAAATCTTTTAAGAGATTATAATTTATTTTTAAATGGTGCTAAAAAGAATTTTCTAGCTGGTAATTATCCAAAAGTAATTGATGACATGTTAGCTGGTACTAAAGCAGAAAGAAACTTTGCAGATAGAGCAATAGATAAAGTAAATAAATTTTTTACATTAAGTTTTAGTGAAAATTTTGGTAGAAGAAAACCATTTAGTATTATTCCTAAAATTTCAAAAGACGATAGATTTTTTATACCAGAAATAAACCCATTAATTGCTAAAGAATATTTAAAAGAAAAATTAGATCAAAGTACGGATATAGGAGAACCAGCAGTATTTGAACCAGTAGATATTGTTGCTGAAAAAGTTGCAGATGGTTTAGGAGTTGCATACGATGCTACTATTAAAAAATTAGTAAATGGATTTTTAAAATCACAATCATTTAGAAGGGCAGTAGAAAAAGGTAGAGAATTTGAAATTTTTGAAAGTGAAACATTAGAAAAAGATGATGAATAAAAAAAGAAAAATAAGAAAATTAAATAACGCAGATACTGCACATTTAAGAATAGATAATCATGAAAAACTTTGTAGAATAATGCAAAAAGAAACACATGATAAAATAGATACATTGGCAAATCAAATTGCTAGATTGGAGAAAATATTAATTGGAGCTGCTGGTCTTATTATTTCAGGTTTAGGCGCAGCATTAGTTCAATTAATTAGTAAGTGATAAAAAAAAATAAAGGCTGTATTTGTGAAAACTTTGCTACAGTTTGGTTACAAGAAAAAGGTTTTTACGTTTTTAAAGGTTCTCAAGTACAATCTCCAATAGATTTAATTTCAGTAGATCCTAAAACTTTAGAGTGTGCTTATTATGATGTTAAACACATAAGTCGTAGAAAAGATGGTAGTATAATATCTAGGTCACCTAGAATAAGAGATAATAGAATCAACATTTTAAGTGTAGACTTACAAAAAAGAAAGTGTAGAATAGTGCCAAGAAGGAGTGCAACATGGACTTGAGAAAAAAAACTGATTCTATAATTATTCACTGTGCAGCTACTAAGCCGTCTATGGATATTGGTATAGAGGAAATTAGAAAGTGGCACGTGGATCAAAATGGTTGGGATGATGTTGGTTATCATTTTATTATAAGACGTGATGGTAAATTAGAAAAAGCAAGACCTGAAGGTTATTCAGGCGCACATGCACCTTCTCATAATTCAAGAAGCATTGGAATTTGTTTAGTTGGTGGAATGGCAGAAGACGGATCACCAGAAAATAATTTTACTTTAGAACAATTTTTAACTTTAAAAGATTTAGTAAATATGATAATGGACAAATATCCAGATATTATTCAAATACTAGGTCATTGCGATGTTCAAGATAATAAACCTAATTGTCCTGGTTTTAATGTTAAAGAGTGGTTAAACAAGGAGGCAGTAAATGTGGCTTAATATAGCATCCAAACTTGTCCCGGGAATGATAAAAACTGGAATGAGTATTGCAGCAAATAGAAGACGAGCTAAAGAGTTTGAATCTGTTGCTGAAATGAAACATGCAGAGAGAATGGCAAGTGGAGAATTGGAATATAAAAAGGAAATTATTAAGAATAATAATCAAGGCTGGAAGGACGAGTTTGTACTTATTTTGGTGTCCGCTCCTGTTCTTATATTGGTGTATTCTATTTTTTCTGACGATCCAGAAATTCATGCTAAGCTAAAATTATTTTTTGATCAATTTAACAATATGCCTTACTGGTATCAAGCATTGTTTATTGGTGTAGTATCTGCAATATACGGATTGAAAGGGGCCGATATAATTAAGAAAAAATAATATGGAGTGCGCCAAGTGGATTACCGATTTACAGCAATACTTATTATCTTGTTATGTGCAATGGCATTTTTTCTTGATCCAGCATGGCCTAACTAAATAATTCTTTCCAATTATCGCCTGTTATTTGATCAGCTAATTTTTTCTTGTTACTTAAAGTTTCTATAATTTTTTCATCTAAAGTTTTAGGACATACAAAGTCTATATACAAAACTTTATCTTTTTGACCTATTCTATGTGCTCTATCTTCTGATTGTAATCTTACTTCCATATCATAAGTGTTATTAAAATAAATAACAGTCTTAGCATTTGTTAATGTAAGTCCATAACCACCTGTCCTTGGTTGACCTATAAAATATTTTATTTCTCCTCTTTGAAATTTTTCTACAATTTCTTGTCTAACTTCTGATTCTGTTTCTCCATAGTAAGTTGCAACCTTACTTGCTCCATATTTTTTAGATAGAGCTTCTTTAATCATTTGTATAGTTCTTCTGAAGGTAGCCCATATAATTACTCCACCTTGTGTTTCTTCTAAGACATTTAATAATTCCTCTAATCTTGGATTAGGTCCTTTTATTACTTCTTCTGTACCATCATCATACTTTACAAAGCCACATAATATCTGTTGTAAACGTAGTATTCGTGTGATTATAAGAGGCGCAGTCACTAATTTCTCTTGTTCTAGCTCTAATATAGCACGTTTTTTAAGTTGAGTGTACATGAGCTTCTGAGGGCTTGTCATGTCTATTTGTCTAATTTGCTTGATTTTAGGTGGTAAATCAAGACATTCTTCTTTTGTAACTCTAAAACTATGTTTATCTAATATTTCTTGTAATTGATCTAATCTTTGATAACCTACTATTTCGTCAAAACTATGAGTAGATATTCTTCTTCTCTTTAGTACACAAAAAGTATTTCTATATGCGTAAAAACTATTTTGTAAAATATATTCATCAAGAAAATTAACTTGTGACCATAAATCTAATGGACCTTGGGTCACTGGTGTACCAGTAAGTATTCGTCTAAATTTTGCAAGACGTCCTAATTTAAGACATGCTTTGGTTCTTCTAGCTGTTCTATTTTTTATATTTGTACTTTCATCAATACAAAAAAATGCTTTACTTGAATTTAATAATCTGTGTAAATAATTTTTTCCTTTATCTGTAGATAAAGCTTCAATGTTAATAATAAAAAATTTTAAATTATTATTTGGTTTTAAAAAATTAGTTAAATTTTCAATGTTAGTTTTAGTTTCAGTAGGAGACCATACAACAATATCTGTAAATTCTTTTACATCATCAGGCATGTGGACTTTATATTCTGAACTTAACCAATTACGATACACACCTTTAGGTGCAGCAATTACTGCTGTATTTATTTTACCATTTCTAAATAAATAAGCGATATTATCTATAATTACTTTTGACTTACCTGTACCTTGTTCCATAAACAAAGCGTAACTATCCCTATCTTTACATTTTAAAAATGCATCATATTGATGTTTATAAGGTTTAGTTTTAAACTTATACTTAATAAAATCTTTTTCGTTAACAAATTGTACTTGCATTTATTCTTTCTGTTTTCTAATTAATAATTTACTTTATATAGAATTTAATTTATAAGTAAATACTTAAACTAAGAAAGGAGAACTATGGCGAAAGTTTATGTAGTGCAAGAAAATCCGAGAGTAAATATACTTGCGGCAGGACGTTATGGTGAATTGATACCACTATTAAATCCTGGTAAACAAATTACATTGTCGTCTTCTCCTGTAGTAAGATTGATGCGTCAGAAATTAAAAGATTATTCTGACGATGATTTTATTCTTGCTATGGGTGATCCAGTTGCTATTGGTATCTCATGTATAATTGCTTCAGAAGTAAATAATGGAAAAGTAAATATACTTAAATGGGATAGAGAAAATAGTTGCTATTATAATGTAAACATAGATATGTATCAGAAAGGAGAAAGCAATGTCTAAAGAAACTTGGATATTTGACGAAGTTGAAAAACATAGTAAAAAGAAAAAACTTCCAAATGTAGGACTAGAAGTAGTTACTAAAATAGGAAACAAGTTGGTAGAAAAGAAAAAAAATCTTGCTAAAGAAGAAGATAAATTAAAAACTTTGAAAGCAGAGATTAGAGAAATAGAAGAACGAGAACTACCAGATGCTATGAGAGCGTGTAATGGAATGACACGTTTCGATTTAAAAGACGGTAGTCAAATAAAAGTCAAAGACGATATATTTTGTTCTATACCATTAGAAAAGAAATCACAAGCTTTAAAATGGTTAGAAGAAAATGGACATGCAGGACTAATTAAACACGATGTTAAAGTTAGTTTTGCAAAAGGTGAGTATGACGAAGCTGATAAGTTGATAAAGGTTCTTAATAAAAATTTTAAGAATATTCCTTATGACGAAAACAGCACTGTTCATTCTCAAACGCTGAAAGCTTTTGCTAAAGATCAATATAAATTAGGTGAGACCTTACCAGAGGATTTATTTAATGTATATGAAGCATCAATAGCAAAAGTAACACTTGGAAAGGAGAAATAAATGAGTGAAAAGCAAATAGTAAAAAAATCAAATTCAGAGATTGCTACAATAGCAGATGATTTGATTTTACAAAATGCTGGTAAAGGATTACAAAATATTAGTAATGATGATATTACTATTCCTAGACTAGCTATAATACAATCGGGTTCACCACAACGTAAGAAGAAAGATGAAAAATACATTGATGGTGCAGACGAGGGTATGATATTTAATACTGTTACAAACGATCTTTATAAAGACAGTTTAGAAGTTATACCTTGTGGATATAGAAAAACATATGTAGAGTGGGTACCAAGAGAAAAAGGTGGAGGTCTTGTAGCAGTACATGATTATAAGCCTGACGGTACTACTACTGATCCTAAAACTAGAAAATCTATGTTAGGCGAAAATCAATTAGTTGATACAGCTGAACATTTTGTTCTAGTTAAAACATCTGATGGTTTTTCACCTGCAGTTTTAACAATGACATCTAGTAATCTTGGTGTTTCAAGAAAATGGAATACATTATTAAAGATGAAAAAACTAAATGTTAAAGGTCAAACTGTAGAAGCACCATCATTTTTGTTTAAATTCAAGTTATCTACTGTCGAAGCAGAGAATGATTTAGGTAACTGGTTTAAATATAAAATAGAAGAAATAGGTCAAATTGATAGTAAGGACATCTTTAAAGAAGGACAAGTCTTAGCTGATTCTGTTACAACAGGAAAAGTAAAAGCATCTGAACAAACAGAGGCACCTGCTACCGATGCACCATTCTAAACTCTTTGAAATATTTCCAGGGCTACATCGAGCTTATGGTCAATTCTTTATTACAGAAAGAAAAGGACCTAAGCTTGATGGATATGGAAAAACAATAAGAGAAAAATATGACGAAACATTGTGGGTAGAACACCTAAACGGTAAAAATGGTTTAGGTGTAATACCTATTACAGAAGAAAATAAATGTAAATGGGGTTGTCTAGATGTAGACGATTATTCTGTCGATATAGAAAAAATTTCAAAACAATTTGTAAAAAAAAATTTAATTGTATGTAGATCAAAATCAGGTGGCGCACATATTTTTGTATTTACTAAAAAATTTGTAAGCGCAAAATCAATGATAGAAAAATTAAAAGCTATTGCAAAAGCTTTTGGATTTGTAAAATATGATTTAAGACCACAACAAACTCAATTATTAAATGACGATGATGTTGGTAGTTGGCTAAATATGCCATATTTTAATGGAGATGAAACAGATAGATATGCAGTCTATGATGGTAAAGCATTATCTCTAGAACATTTTATTCAATGGGTAGAAAAATTTTCAGTACAATCTTTAGATGATATTAAATTAAATTTTATTAAAAAAGAAAATAAATCAAATGAAATACTCCCGGGAGGACCGCCTTGTTTACAAGATTTACTTTCTCAAGGCGCATTAGGAGAGGGTGGTAGAAATAATGGTTTATTTAACATAGGTGTTTATTTAAGAAAAAAATTTCCAGAAGAATGGCAAGAAAAATTAGAAGAATACAATGACGAATACATTGATCCTCCATTAAAACCTAGAGAATTTACTTCTGTATTAAACAGTTTAGATAAAAAAACATATAACTATAAGTGTAAAGATAGTCCTATAAATGCTGTTTGTAATAAAACTAAGTGTCTTACATGTGAGTATGGTATAAGCGATGATGGTACAATGCCTGTTCTTAATAGTATTACTAAAATTTTAACAAATCCACCACAATATTTTTTAACTTTAAACGAAAGAAAAATTGGTCCTTTAGCAAGTAAACAAATCTATAATTTTTTAGATTTTAAACAAGTAGTTTTTGAAAATCTTGACATGCTTTTACCAAAATTAAATGATAAGTTGTGGACTGAATCTGTAAATGATTTAATGTCAAGAGTTATTACAGTTGAAGCACCAAAAGATAGTAGTAATGAAGGTAGATTATTTGATTTATTAGAAAGATTTTGTACTGGTTCTACTTCATCTACAGAAATAGAAGATATTTTAAGAGGTAAAGCAATTATTAATAAAGAAATTACTGAATTTAGAATAAATGATTTTATGGAATTTTTAGATAGACATAGGTTTAAAGAATTTAAATTAAATGAAATAACTGCTTATCTTAAAAATTTAGGTGCAAATCATTCTGGAAAAAAGATAAAAGGCAAATTTATGAATGTATGGTCTATTAAAAATTTTGAAACGCAAGACGAAGAATTTACACAACCAAAAATAGAAAAGGAGGCATATGAATAAAGAAAGAGCAATCAATGTTCTACTTGACTTTGCTAAAAATTATGACAAAGATTGGTATGCAGTTGATAAAGATGGTTTAACTGCAGCGGTTTTATTTTTAGAAAAAGATATACAAGCCAATAAAAAAGATGCTAAAGTAGAAGTTGAAGGAGTTCAATTTAATATAAGAAAGGGAACATGATTTTATTTTTTGATACTGAAACTAATGGTCTATGGCGTAGAGATTTAAATCCTGGTCACGAGGATCAACCACGTTTAGTTAGTTTAGCTTTTCAAGTTACAGACGACAACGAAAGAGTTGTTGCTCAATATTCAAGTAGAATAGAACCAGATAAATTTATCATACCTGATGATGCTGCAAAAATACATGGCATTACTACAGAAGTTGCAAAAGAAACAGGAGTATCTTTAAATTATGCATTGGCCATATTTACTTTTTTTTCTAGTAAATGTCATACAATAGTTGCTCATAATTTAGCTTTTGACTTACAGATAATACAAAGAGAAGTTGACAAATTAAAATTTATTTGGAAAAAACCAGATAATTTACATTGTACGATGATGACATCTAAAGATGAGATGAAATTAGAAGGTAAATTTGATGATTATAAGTTTCCAAAATTACAAGAATGTTTTGAATATTTTTTTCATCAAGGCGTTCAAAATTACCATGATGCTTTATTAGACGTTCAATTATGTAGAGAATTGTATTTTCAATTGAGAAGAAAAGCTATATTGTTAAAAGGTCCACAAGATATACCAAAAGAATTATTAAAAAGAATTGATGGAGAGAAGTATAAAAATTTAGTTAAATTTTTACTTAACATAGATTCAACAAAAATTAATGAATGGGAAAATAGTTTTTGTCAGTCAGTTATTGAAAAGCTCGATAAATATGACGAACATATATTATTGTCTAGTAAACAATATGATACATTAAGAAAAATTTACACTAAACATGGGTGAAACAATAAAGATATTCGGAAGTCCTGGTACAGGAAAAACAACAACATTATTAAATATCTTAGAAGAAAAAATAAAAGAAGGTTACGAGCCTAGAAAAATAGGTTTTTTTTCTTTTACTCGTAGAGCATTAAAAGAAGCTCGTAGGCGTGTGATACAAAAATTTGATTTAAGTGAAGATGACTTAGATTATTTCAGAACGATACATAGTCTATGTTATCGAACACTATCTATAAATAGTGGTCAAGTATTTAAAGGTGAACGTGTAAAAGAATTTTCAGAATTAGTAAGAGTAGAAATGTCAGGTGTTTCAGAAGAAGATACATCTGGATTATCTGTAGGAAGTAAAAAAGGAGATTTGCTTCTATTTTGTGATGAAGTAAGTAGGTCTAGTGAGAAAAATTTAAAAGATGTATGGAAAGAATTAGAGTGTGATCATAGTTGGTTAGAACAAGAATTTTTTTCTATGGCTTTAAAAAATTTTAAAAATAAAAAAAAGTTGTTAGATTTTACAGATATGTTAGATGCTTTTATTGAATCGAAAACTACACCACAATTAGATATTGTATTTGTAGATGAAGCTCAAGATTTAACAACTAAACAATGGAAAGTTATTGAAAAGATAAGCCAAACTTGTAAAATGAGATACATAGCAGGTGACGATGATCAAGCTATTTACAAATGGGCTGGTGCTGATGTTAGAAAATTTTTGTCAATAAAAGGTAATGTTCAAGTGTTACCAGTATCATTTAGATTGCCGAAAAAAATACATGGTCTTGCTAATCAAATAGCAAATAGAATATCTTTAAGACAAACTAAAGAATGGTTATCTAAAGATGAAGAAGGAAGCATTACTGAAATACATTCTATTGAAGATGTAGATATGTCAAAAGGTAATTGGCTTATTTTAGCGAGATCAGGCTATCAATTAAACAGGGCAGAATCATATTGTAAAAGAATGGGTTGGTTTTTTGAAAAAGGTTATAACGAATTTAGAGCAAATAAATATGTTATCGCAATACGAGCATGGCTATCTTTACAAGAAGGTAATGAAATATCTTATGACGAATTGAAAAAATTGTACTCTTGTTTAAGAACTGGTACAGGTGTAAAAAGAGGTTTTAAAAATTTAAAAAAAATAGACGCAGATATGGGATTTAATCTCAAACATTTACGAGAATATTGTGGTCTTGTAGCAGAAGGAGATTGGCAAGAAATATTAGAGGGTTTAGATCCAGAAGATATTTTAATGTTCGAAAGTCTAGTAAAATCAAAAGATATTTTTAAGAATAAAGCTAGAATACGATTGTCTACAATACATGGCATGAAAGGCGGAGAAAGTGATAATGTTGTTGTTATATCGGACATTTCTTACAAAACTTGGAAAAAATTAAATACTGAGCCAGATGATGAACATAGAGTTTTTTATGTAGCTATAACTAGAGCTAAAAAAAATTTGTTTATACTGCAGCCAGAAACGAAGTATAACTACGATATTCGATGAAAGCAATAGGTACATATATTTTTGCAGGTGGTTTTACAATTGGAGTTAGTAAACATTTTGATGTTGAAGCTCATTTTGAAGGTAAACCAGCTGCATATAAGAAAACTTTTCAAGCAAATTATCCTGACATACCAATCTACGAAGGTGTAGAAAATTGGCCTAGAAAAAAATATAAAAATAAAATTGATTTTGTTTATTGTAATCCTCCATGTGCGCCTTGGTCTAATTTAGGTGGAGCACAAAAAGGTGCAGGTGCATGGAGAGATGACCCGAGAATAGCATGTTGGAGAGATAGTTTTAATTTATTAAAAGAGTTAAATCCTAAAGCCATTGCCATTGAATCTGTACCAAGAGTTTATTCTAAAAATGGTGGTAGACCGATGATCATGGAATTTACTAAAGAGGCGAATGAATTAGGATATCAAGTAACACATTTATTAGTTGATGGTGGATTTACAGGTCTAAACCACAGTAGAAAAAGATTTTTTTTCATAGCAACAAAGTATGATTTAAATTCTGGTGGTCTTAATTTTCAACCACTTAGAACTACAAAAGATGTTTTAAATTCTTTTAAACAAGAACATGGAAATGATATCGGACATTTAATGCCCCTCGGTAAAAATGAAATACCATATTTAAAACATTGTAAACAAGGCGAAAGTTTAAGAGTAACATGGGAAAGATATAACCCACCTGAAACATGGGTAAGAGGAGGTATGCGTGGAGGAGTAAAAGGTAGACCACAATTTATGAAATGGAGATTAAGAGAAGATGCTCATATACCAGTTATAGCAGGTGGTTTTTATATTCATCCTACAGAAGATAGATTA